TGAGAAAATAACCCACATTCAAAAGAAATTAAACTGTCTATTTCGCTTAATTCACTTTCAATAGTTTGTTCCGTAAAGTGACTATCATTATCTACACCCCATTGATTAAATTTATTGTTCTCACAAAGTCTTGATTCAAATACCAAAACATATGGAGCACTTATTATATGTTGATAGTTTCTATTTACTAAATGTATTGAATCTTTTATCTTACCCTCTCTCATGGCCCTATCTTCGGTTGCATGGTGATTAAATACTGCTTTATTCCATATCTTAATTTTTTCTGATTGATTTTCATCTCCTGGACCTATAATGTTTATCTTATAAGGCATAAACTGTTGTTTAGAAGGAGTTACTTCATAAGCTTCTTTAATAACAGAGTTTACTTCTTCTTTAGTTGGCCATTTTTCTCTATCGTACAACCAAACTTGTTGTCTCTTATTAAGTGCTTTGTATACTGGAGATTTAGTCATTTATTCCTATATTTAAATCTTGTTTACTAATGTTTAATCTTCTTTTCATTTCAGTTTTATTTTCGTCTGTAGTTCCAGATGTATCTTCAACCCAATTTATTACATCTTTAAAGTCTGCTTTTCTGTCCATATCCCAATTACTTTTACCGTTTTCGGTATCAGGACCATTTTCTTCCATCCACTGTTTCTTATAATATTTTCCATGTCCCATAGAACAAGTTAGAAGTGGTAAAGTTGTAACAAAATCTAGATCATGCCATTTTTCTACATCTTTAGGAAAACATTGTGTATATGTAATATCAATACCTTTCTCTACTAGTAATCCTGTAAGAGAAGCTACAAACAATCCTACTTCAACACTTGTTGCTTGTGCTAGGTTGTTTATTTGATCTTCAAATTCTGGTTCACTAAAGTGACCATCTTCAGCAATACATTTTTGATTCCATGCATTTGTTTTTCCTGGTTCAACAACTCTAGACGTAATAACTATTACATAAGGAGCGTCTGATAAATGTTGATATGTTTTATTTACTTTTTTAGGTGATTGATCTATCTGACCTTTTGATAATGCTCTTTCTTCCACATTATGGTGGTTATGCATTGCCTTATCCCATACTTTAAGTTTTTCATCATCAAACTTTGATTCTGGACCTAATATATTTACTTTGTAGGGATAGTAATTTTGTTTTGAGGGTGTCATATGCCAGGCTTTCCAGAGACAATCTTCTATAACTTTTTTATCTGGTATATTATCCTTATCGTATTCTATTACGTGTTTACGTTTTAAAAACGTTTCATATATTTTTGACATTTATTTCTCCTATTAAGAGGTCGGTTATTGCTTGATGTCCTTTTTCGTTAGGGTGGTCATCTTGGTCAGATACTATAAGGCCTCTTTCTTCCATTTGTATTCCGTCTCTACCTAAAACATGACCGATCATGTTAAAACCACCTAGTCTATCATATTTTTCTTGTAAACCAGGCCAACCTATAAAGTTATTTATATGTTTATTATACTTGCCTATTATTTCTAATAATTTTTCCTCATCTTTAAGTGGATCACCTGGATATTTCATTCTATCCTCGTTTGTCATATTATGAAGTAATCTATCCGATTCTGTAGGTTTTAATCCTTTTAAATATGATTCAAACAGATCACCCATTTGAAAATGATAATATGGCAGGTTGTAGTTTTCACACATCATCTGAAAACTTAAATATGTTCTTAAACTTTTAGTTACCCAACCTAACAAGTCTCCATCTTGATCAGTTCTTTTAGAGTGCCAACTGCCTAGCCAGCCTGTTTGCCAATCTTTTCTAAATGATTGTGACCAAGCCGCTATAACTAATCCTATTTCTTCTTTAGGTGTTTTTACTATCTCATCTAATATAGTATCGTGAATGTATTGATTACCTGCTCCACTTTTCGCAACGCAAACAAGTTCCATACCTAAATGTTTTGCAAGAAGTTCAGGCCATTTTGGCCATGAAAAGTCCCATGTAGGGTGACATATAGACCTAAATGCTAGGTCTGTACAACTATCTCCACTAACTATTAATTTTTTCATAGAATAATTTGTTAAATGCTATTTTAAGTTTATGTTTAGGTTCTTCTTTAAAGTTCAAAGGACCGTAATCATATTCAGGCATTAAGTAAGTCTTCTCAACAATATACTCATACACTGGTTCATGTTCTTTGTCAATTAATGTTTCGTCAAAGATGTCACTAGTACCTAATGCTCTTTTCATCATTTGACAAGTTTTAATAAGATTATGATCGGTTATAGGAACAGGATTTTCGTTACTGTCAATATAACTAATTTGATCTAATTCTGTGTTTGCTATTATCTCAATCATAGGTTATTTAATATTGTATTGCATACATCTTTTACTTCTTCATCTTTCATAAATGGGTGTATTGGTAATGTTAATACAGAGCTACTAACTAGTTTACTATTTTTACAGTTATCACTTCTATGTTCTATGTTTTTATACATAGGTCTTTCCGAAATAAGTTTTTCATAATGAATATTAGCACCTAGTTTTCCTTTTATTCTATCTCTTGCCTCATTAGCTTCAACTGGATCTCCTTCATCAAATCTTATAACGTATTTATGATATGTATGATTCAGACCATTTGTTGTTTCTTGTACAGCTACATAACCTTTTAGTTCATCATCATATTTTTTTGCTATTATTTGTTTAGCCTCAATATACTGATCTAATTTTTTTAATCTATAATCAATAAATTTTGCATTAAAGAATAACATTTTAGAATTATATCCTAGTATCTCATGGTTACCGTGTTTTCTTAACTTGATACACATATCAGCATGTTCTTTATTATCTGTTAATACAATTCCACCACCAGCAATACCACCAATAGTTTTGTTTGCATTGAAACTTATAGTACTAAAATCTCCTTGTGTACCTGCTTTTACACCATTAAGACTTGACCCTATGGCCTGAGCTGCGTCTTCTACAAAGTATATATTTTTCTCTTTACAAAATTTTAATATTTCTGCTATATCTGTCATACTGCCAAACAAATGTGGATAGATAATTGCTTTTACTTTATCTGAATACATTTTTTTAATACTATCAAGAGTCATATGATAAGAGTATGGGTCTATATCACAAAATACAGGTGTTGCACCTACCATAGATATACAAGACGCTGTTGATATCCAAGAGAAGTTGGTTGTTATTACTTCATCGCCTGGTTTTATACCTAGACATTTTAGAGAAAACATTAAGGCGTCTGTACCATTTTGACATGCTACGGCATATTTTCTACCTACTATATCTGTAACTGTTTTTTCCAGAAACTCTATGTTTTGTTCCTGATTTTCTTTCATGCATTCATCAAAGAGTTTAGTATAATTCTCTTTGTCTTCAGCATATTCATATTTCCATGCGTCCATTATTTCTCCTCTACCATTTTCTTTACTCCATTTTCATAAACAGTTTCAACCTTTATCTTATCATCTTTAGCCCTTGCTTGGCAATGGTGTAAACAAGTTTGATTGATTTTTTCTAAATTGTCTCCTTTATCTCTAGCCTGGACTAGATCATCTTCAAAAGCTTGCCATTGTTTAGTGTCTAGTATATTGTCTATACTTTTATAATCTTTAAGTTTACTAATAGAGTAAATTTCTTTAAATAGTTCACTCTTTGTAGTCTTCGGGTGATCACACCAACAACATGGTAATAAGTGACCTCTATTGTCTATTGCCAAAGGCATTGGTTTCTCACCATTTATAGGTAAACATTTAGGATTTAATTTCATATACTGCGTTTTTTGATATTAATGCTTTTGTAGGTTTAAGAGGATCATCATTTGTTAACCATCTTGATGATTCTGTTAACATAAAATTTATTCCGTTATTATTTGCCATTTTTTTACAAGTCTCAATATCGTTTTCATTATAACTAAATCTAATACATTGCCATACAGGTGTACTTAATAAATGTTTAGTCGCCTCTTTCATTATCTCAAACATCTTAACACCATCTTGATTCTTCCTGTATTTATGACTGTCTTTAGGTAGACCATCACAGGCGAATATCCATACTGCTTTAGGATTTGCCTGCCAAGATTTAATATACCATGACATAGGTTTAGCTGTAGCTGCATTATGAACAAATACCTCTGGCACATCTTTTAGTTGAGACATTATATCATTAAATTTAGGGTGATGTACTGGATCCGATAACTGTCCACAAAATGCAACTTCTTTAAAATGTTTTGCTATCATGTCTATCTCAACAGCGCTTAGATCACGTCCATGGGGTACCAAACCATAGTTGGTAAACGATGTTTGTCTTTGGCAGTTAGGACATTCTAAAGGACATCTATGTGTCACATCTAAATTTAATCTACTATTTTTTTTAAATGACATTACTTTGTATCTTTTTTTAATTCTTTTCCGTCTCTATATGTTGTTTCTACCTTTATCTTATCTTCCTTTTCTCTTACCTTACAGTGGTGAATACATACACCATTGATCTTATTAAGATTATCTCCTACGTCTCTAGCTCTAACTAAATCATTTTCAAATTCTTTCCATTCTGGTTGATCCATTAATTGTTCAACTGTATCAAAATTTTCAAGTTTACTTACATCATATATCTTTTTAAATCTTTCACTATTAGTAACTGCCCTTTCGTCACACCAACAACAAGGTAATATGTAACCTCTATTGTTTATTGCCAATGGCATAGATATGTAATTAGGGTCGTCTGGATTAGGAAGACAACGAGGTCTTAATTTAATATTCTTCATATTTCCTTCTACCTTCTAATTTATCTTTTAATGTTTGTTTATATTTACCTGTCGGTCTAAATGGATCAGGTTTTCCGTCTCTATCTTTCCATCTGGAAGATTGTGTTAGTAGAAAATCTATTCCATTACTATTGGCCATGTTCTTAGCTTCTTCTATATCATTTTCGTTATAGTTAAATATTATGTATTGCCATATTGGTATTACTTTTAAATGTTTAACAGACTCCTTCATTATCTCAAACATTTTTTCTCCATCTTGGTTTTTTCTATACTTGTGGCTATCTTTTGGTAAACCATCACACGCAAAAGTCCATAGAGCATTTGGATTTGCTTTCCAAGATTTAATATACCATGCCATAGGTTTTGCTGTAGAGGCATTGTGTACTAAAACTTCAGGTATTTCAAGATCATATAGTCTTTGTAGTATTTGAGGAAATTTAGGGTGGTGTATAGGGTCAGATAACTGACCACAGAAAGTAAAAGACTTAAAGTGTATTGCTAGTTTTTCTATTTCTATCATTGTCAAGTCACGACCATGAGGTACTTTACCTCTAAATGTAAAAGCAGTTTGTCTTTGACAATTAGGACATTCAAGAGGACATCTATGGGAAGAGTCTACGTTTATCGTTGTTCTAGTTTTAAAGTATGTCATTCATTGCCTTTATAATTACTTCTATGTTTGGTCTATTAACTGGATCAGTAAGACAGTTGGCAGGTCTTTTGTAGTAAACAGGTCCTGCGTCTTTAATATTTTTATCTCTTACATATACAAAGTTCATTCCGAAGAAACGACACTCTTGCATTAATCTTGGTGCCGGATCAAATGTATGTTTAGTGTAAACGTAAGTATCAAACATACCTAGTAAATTTTTTACAGGTACAAATATGTGATTTAGATTATGATCTATGTACTTATCTTTGTATGCCAATATACCATGATTTTGGTATTTGTGAATATGTTTCTTTAGTTCAGTGTAATAACTTTCATTTGTACCTAAAAATAGATACTTAAACTTAACATCTTTAACTATAGGTTTATATACACTGTAATTAATAATCTTTTCAAATTGTCTACCTATGCCATTAACATATACCTCATGGTCGCATAAGTCAATTACTTTTTCTGGTTTAAAAAATTCTAGTGCTAAAGGATATTCTTTTGGGTGGTTTTCTGAATATACTGATATAAGAGGTTTCTTAAATAACAAACGTAAAGTTAATTGTGTATCTTTATCATAATCTTTGATACTCTTATATGCTAGAGTTATCATACTTCTACCCATAATTAAATTTACATCAGCTTCTTCATAATCAAAATATACATTTTTCATATGTATATATTTTTCTGTTAAAGCTTCAATGTATGTTTCCTTGGTAAATTTGTAGTGAGGTATAATTATAAGTTTTGCGTTGATACCTAGATCATTTAGATATTGTACTTGTTCAAAGCTATAATGCATTAATCCGTCACCTGGTTTACTAGTCACCACTATATTCAATCTCATCATACGCATATTTATAACACTTATAAATAATGGATATAGAATGGAGGTCTAATGACAATAAAACAAAAACATAAAGACTTAAAGACTAAAGTAATTAAAGCAGAGACAAAAAGAGAATTGAGACGAGGTCCTACAAGTTGGTTTGACCTACGTATGTTAAAGAAACTAAAATTACAAATGAAAGACAAATTAAAATTATCTAAATGATTAAATTTCAATATGATTTAGAAAAGATTAAGAAAGAGTTGGAATCTTTACCAGATTATAACAAACAGTTATATCTGCAAGGTCACTCTAAAGATATGGATCCTGAAGAAGGAGCTGGCAAAGGTTATGATATAGACAGTAGCGAACACACATATACTATTCCATTATTTGATATACCTTACATCAATAGTATAATGGAAGAACATAAACTTACTAGAACAAGATTAATGAGAATGAAACCTAAAGCATGTTATCTTTGGCACAACGATTTAACAAAAAGATTACACATACCAATTGTTACAAATGATCATTGTTTTTTATTATTAGACAGTGATAGAATACACATACCAGCGACAGGCGAGGCATATGTAATAGATACTACTAAATTTCATACAGCATTAAACTGCTCAAAGGAAAATCGTATTCATATTGTTGGAGGACTACCTTACTAATGTTATATGACGCTCTTATAACTTCACTACCAGGAATGGATAAAAGTAAACCTGCACCTGGTCCTTCTTTTTTAAAAGGATATTTAGAGACACAAGGATTTAAAATCAAAGTTATAGATGGCAATCAGTTAGATACTTTAGATAATATTCATAAAGAAATTGCAAAATATGATTTCAGATGGCTAGGTATATCTGTATTCTCTTATGAACAAAAAGATGACGCCTTAAAATTAGGTGAAAGATATGAAAATGTATTGTATGGTGGATCAGGTGTAGATATAGCATGGCCATCAAAATATTATATTACAGGAGAAGGAGAGTACGCCTTTGTAGAATTTTTAAATAACAATTTTGATTATCCTGGCATTAACGGAAAACAACCAAAACAAATAGAAGACATAGAGTCATTACCACCACCTGATTATTCAGACGTAATACAACAACATAACTATCGTAAATTTGTAATATCTGGTTCTAGAGGTTGCGTTAGAAATTGTACCTTTTGTGATGTTGCAAGTATATGGCCTAAATTTAGATGGAAGACAGGTAAGAAGATAGCAGACGAAATGCACCACGTATCAGAAACTACAGGTGGAAACAAAATACATTTTTCAGACTCTTTAGTTAACGGATCAATGAAACACTTTAGGGATTTGTGTGCTGAGTTAGCTACTAGACCTAAAAAGATTAAATGGGAAGGACAGTTTATCGTTAGAGCAGAAAAAACTTTCTCTAAACAGGACTTTGATAACTTAGCCAACTCTGGTTGTAATGGTTTAGAAATGGGTATAGAGGCAGGTAATGAAGAAGTTAGAGATCATATGAAAAAGAAGTTTACCAATGAAGACATAAAATACTTTGTAACTAATTTAGGTGAACGAAATATTACAATGAAGTTTTTACTTATTGTAGGTTATCCTACGGAAACGGAAAAAATGTTTGAAGATACTCTACAACTAATAAGAGACTATGCAAAGTATTCACATTTAATAAGTATATCACACCATGTTATGATGACCTTTAAAAATACACCATTAGACTTTGAACATAGAGAGTTGTTTGATAGTGAGTTTGGTTTTAAATGGAAGAATAAAAATTCAGACTTTGATATAAGATTTCAAAGATTTATAAAAGTATATGAGTTAGGCAATGAATTAGGTTATAATTTCCAACAACATTGTATTGATAAGATAGAGAGATACAAATCCGACAAACTTAATGAAAAAAGAAAGTCTATAGGATTTGCACACCCTAAAGCAAAGAAAACTTTACACGTTCAAAGTTAAAAGTTCTTTTTTATTCCAAAGTTAAAGTTTCTACCATCTTGGTTATAACCATCTGGTCTTTCATAGTTTTCATCAAAAGCATTATTAAGTTTAGAGTATATTAAATAATCTCCAATATATTTTGAAACACCAAAGTCTACTGTTGTAACCTCTGATTTAGGAATAGTAGCATAAGTCACACTATCTATATCTAAATGTTCTCCATAATAATTTATATTAGATGTTAAATTATAACCTTTGTACTCTGTATAGATACTTGTATTATTAATCCATTTTGGTTTTCTAGTTAAAGATGTTCCGTTACTTCCTTCAGAAACTATCCAACTTGTATTATTCTTTATGATAAAATTGTTTATATCATAAGTCAATCCCATTTCAGCACCATGACGAGTAGATGTACCACTAATATTTTTTATCGTACTGTCTTGGTAGTTTAAAAGATTTTCTATATCAATTTGAAAAATAGCTATATCAATTGATTTAAGATTAGTTTCTTCAAAATGTTTTTTATATCCTATTTCGTAAGATTTACTTTCTTCAGGTTTTGCATTTTCATTACCTGAAAATCCGTAACCACTTGTACCATACATTTCATATAACGTAGGTGCTTTATGACCTGTAGATATAGAACCTCTTATGCCGTTATGTTCAAAACCATATCTATGATTAGTAAAACTACCAAATCTTGATTGATCATCATATCTAATACCATAAGTTAAAAAAGTATCATTAATTAAATAGTCAATTGTTCCACTGTAACCATGTAAGTGACTTTTTTTATTAACACTTGGAACATAAGAACCAATGTTAGTGTTGAAATTAACATCTGTTATTTCATGGTCAAAGCCTGAAGTAAATGATAGATTGTCATTAACAGATTTTGTATTGTCTACATGAAAAGTTTTTACATTACTTTCATATAGGTCAGTGTCGCCAGATTTAAGATATGATCTTTTATGATCACTATTATTAAATGTAAAGTGAGTATCTTTATCAAAGTAATTAATTTGTTGGTTTTTAAAATTCCACTCACTAGTGTAAGCTAAGTTATCAGAACCAGAATTATCTAAACTAGAATCATTTTGTTTGTCTATAAAAATGGTACCTAAAGTATAACCATTATCTAAAGTAGTTTCTGTATTAAGAAAGTAACTTCTATTATCATAAGGGTCTTTTTCCGCACCTTGAGGATAAACAGAGATACCATCACTAGTCTCGTCTTCAATTCTAAAGTCTAATATAGTTTTGTGTTCTTCAAGGAATGTTCCTAATTTTATTGTTTTGTTCCATGTGTTATGAGAACCATAATCTAATGAAATTGAATTTTCATCACTAGCACAGGTTTTCATATTGATAACACCACCAATAGCTTCAGCACCATAAACTGTTCCCATAGGACCTTTTATGATTTCTATAGCACAAGTGCCTAATGTTCCGTGTTGTCCGATATCATCTGTACCACCGGTAGTTGATCTATCTTTTATTCCGATACCATTTAATGTTATTAATGTATGATCTGAATCTGTTCCTCTGGTAAATGTAGAAGACAGTTGATTTTTAGGACCTGAAGTTACAATATTAAGTGAAGTACTTTCATTTAAATTTTCAGGACCAATAATGTCATACGAATATGTTTTGTGTTGATGGTCGCTAGCAGTCCTTAATCCATGAATATGGAGGGTGACGACCAAGTTGCCATCATCGTCATAGTATGATGGTTTTTCCTCATGTGCTAACGCAACGGTAGAGAAAAGAAGTATTGATAATAGTATTTTATACATAGTTTTCCAATTATTACACATATTAAAGTTGAAACCAGTAAATTAAAATCAAATGGTATAGCCATAATATACGTTGTTAATAAATCGCCACCTGATTTATACCAGACAGCATAGTTAATAAGAACATGCCATGTCATTACACCTACAAAAGTAGCATAGATTTCATTTTTAATAAATTTACTCGCAAGAACGAATAAGCACATACACCCATAAACAGGTATCATTAAAGAATGAAAGCCGATGAAAATATCCTTTATTAACAGAAAAGTCATTGGTAAAAGATATTGTATATAACGATTATTTGTAAGACTAGGTAATAATATAGCAATAGCAAATAAAGGTGTCACATTCATATTGTATCTATTTATACACTATTTTAAATTAAAAGGCAACCTTGAGGTCATATAAATAACTGTATGGCTGGAATAGCAAACTTAACTATAGACCAAGGGTCTAATTTTACATACGATTTAGAAGTAACTAATAGTGATGGTACAGATTTTGATCTTACTGGATTTACGATGGTTGCTAAAATGTCTAAAGGTTATTCCTCTACATATCCTAGAACAGTTTTTACATGTTCAGTATCACAACCAACCGAGGGTGTCGTTACTATAAGTTTAACTGCTGATCAAACGAAAGCTTTAAAGGCAGGTCGTCACGTATTTGACGTAGTTGCTACTCATTCGGATAGTACTGTAACTCGTTTACTAGAGGGAATTGTTATTGTAACTCCCTCTGTAGTTCTTTCTTTTTAAGATTTAACAGGAGTTTTATTATACTCAAACGTTGCTTTGTTATCGCCTTTTTGTGCTAGACCAAAACCAGCTTTAGTCATAAATTGAAGTAACATATTCCAATTTAAACCAGATATATCGTCAAAAACCCAAATTGTTTGATCGGCTTTTCTTTCATTGAAGAAAACAGCTTCTTTTATTACACTAGCAGTATCGTGAGGACCATCAAAGTGTATCATTTCATATTTGTCTAACATGATTTTATTTTCTTCGTAGATAGGAAAACCATCTTTGAATCTATTCATAAACTCTGTATCTTCTAAATTAATTAAATGAAACTCTGGATAATATTGAGCAAAGTTACCTAGTGCTTTTTGTCTCATTTTATTATCATAGTTGAATTTTTTTAAAACACCTTCGGAAGCTGCATAGTCAATATTACCATATGGATCTACACCTAAATGATTAGCTCTAACAGTTGGGTGATAATGTCTGTATGCGTCCATAATAGTTTTACTTCCTAAACCTAATCTAACACCAATCTCCATACTTACACCTATAGGATTTCTTAACATTTTTACAGCTGTAGCTAAACTTCCATACTCTATACTATCGCCAGTGAAAATATCTCCTTCATTTACTTCTAATGAATACTTTCCAGTTACAGGATCAATACCTGGTGCTGTTCTAGCAACATCTTTAGCAGTTTTATCAAAAGGTTCTTCAACTGTCATAGTACCTGTCATTGGTGTCATTGGTGCCTGCTCTACAGCAAACATATCAACACCTTTATTAATTTGACCTACTGTGAAAGTACTATCACCTGTATGATCACAACGTATTGTTGTATCTGCCCATAATTCAAAACCTAGATTGCCTGCTTTTCTACAGAAATCAACATCTTCGGATATTGTATTAGAATGATCAAGTGCTGAGTGATAAGTGAATTGAGGATAACCTACATCTTTTAAAACTTTTCCTTTTATAAGAACACAACCTAAACCACAAGCTGCAATTTTTATAAACGGAGTATCTTTACATTCTTCAAAAGTTATACGTTCATTTCCACCACCCTCTGGTCTTTTTTTATAAATTTCTAGTTTATGAGTGCCTTGTATTCTTTGAATATAAAGACCTGATACCATATCTTTGTCATGTTTGATCATTTTCTCTAACGTATCTGAAGCAAAAGATATATCACTATCTACAGAAAACAAATAATCATAATGTTGACCCCATTCAGCAATTAAATTTCTTATTTGATCTACTTGATAACCAAAAAAGAATTGAAATTCAGTTGTATATCCTTCTGGTACTTTTAAATCATAAATTGCTTTGAACGTTGATGGTTCAATAAACTTGTTTGTTGGTATTGCTATCAGTATTTTTTTCATTGTGTTATTATCCTATTTGCGTTTTTTGTTTGTTCGTTAGAGTTAATTTTATAGTCGTTTAGTGGATTTATATCGTTATAGTTATACACTACATCTGATACTACTTTTACCTTGTCGGGATCACACTGCTCAATGAGTGTATAAAATATAGAACCATCGCCACCAGCTTTGTACCAATTTTTGTTTTCGTCTTGGAAGTTACTATAATCTACGCCATCTAAAAGTTTTGCTTTGAAAGTTCTTAAATGTGTGTATGGCATATTCCAATTAAATTTATATTCTCTGTATTTCTTTTGTTTTTTTATTTCATCTGGATAAGGTTGTGCTACTAAAGGTATTTTATCTACCATAGACCAACATGACCCATAAGAAAATTCTGTAGTGCCGTCATAAAGATTATTATAAAAGTGAAGTATCTGATTGTTATTAACTAGAGAGTCATCGCCATCTAGGAACATTACTATATCATCTTTATCACAATATTTCTTTATAGATTCTATTTGATTACAAACAGCACCTTTGTTTACTTCATTTCTAATTACTTTAATATTTTCACTTTCATATTGTTTTGCAATTGAATATGTATTATCAGTGGAACAATCATCAATTACTACCATTAAGTAGTTATCATAATCTTGTGTTACAACTGATCTAATACAGTTCTCTATATAGTTAGCCGAATTATAAGTCGGTGAGATTATAACTATTCTTTGTTCTTTTTTTCTAGGTAAATAATTTTCTTCTTCATTTGTAAATCTTCTACCAAATACCGTTCTATGTCTGGAGTTTATATAACTTACCTTTCTATATTCTTCTTTAGATAAGTAATCTCCTAATTTATAAAGTATATGTTGTTTCCATTGTAAAGCTACTGAATCCCAACCAACAATACCTTTTATAAGATTACAAGCATATTGTTTTTGTTGATGTAAATATCTATTATGATGAGACATCAAAACTGCATTGACAAATTTTTCTACTTGATGTGGTTGATTAATAAATTGAAATAAATTGTTTGGTTCAATTGCATAATCTATAAGATAACAAGCTTCTTGTACTGCTGTTTCTTCTAAAGCACCAAAACGTGTGGCGATTACAGGAGTATTATATGCTAATGCTTCTAAAGTTGATATGCCAAATGTTTCAGGAAAGGCACCTGGAAATAATTTAAAACTTGCTCTTTCTAATATTTCTGCTATTTCTGATTGTTTAATAATACCTGTAAATTCTATACCAAGCATTTTGTTTTTAGGATCACTAGACATTTTAGTCCATTCTTCTCCTTGAGCATCCATCTTTTTGCCTGGAAAAACATAAAATCCACCAATGCATATTAATTTTGCCTCTGGTATCTTTGCCTTAATTTTTGGCCATATATCGTTAACTAGAGGTGCCATACCTTTCGTGAAAGCTGCATTAAAAACGTATAGATGAGGATCTTTTTTTCTTATGTCAACATCATTTTTATAAGTTACTATACCATTTCTAGTTTGAAAGAATTTCTTTTTTAAAACTTCAAAATTTCTTCTTTTACCATGATCACAGTTAGTTACATAAGTTGAGTGAAAATCAGATAGAGTAAATACTTCATCTATATGTCCACCTACAACCAAGTCTTCCAAATAAATATCTCCGTTTGCAAACGTATCGTGCATCCATACTATTTTATGTTTTGCATAATTTTTTATTGCAGAATATCTTTGAGGATTGTATTGAGCAAACTGATTATACATGTTAGGTGTTAAGAAAGGAATTATTGTTCTTAATGATATTACAACATCAAATTTAAAATCACTCTTATAATCAAGTATAGAGTTGTCTAGATATTGAACACCATCATAGTTTCCTTCTTTTGCAAGATTAGGATCTTTTGAACAGTTATTGAAGATTGTTACTTTAAAACCTAGTTTGGCAAGGTTTTTAGCCATTAATATTGTCGCTGATTCGGATCCACCGAGACCTCTTTTCTTTAAAGTATCTCCATCGTATGGTAACCCTATTATATCTAAAAATGCTATGGTTGTCATATTATTAGTATCAATTTTATTTTTAATTCACTACAGTTTATTTATAAATATACAGTAACACAAAAACAAATAAATGTCAATGCTTGGACATATATGAGGGGAAATAGTATCGCACAATGCCAGTAATTAAGAGTCCATCGGTCCGAGTAGGTCTAGGACGTATAGGTTATTCAGGTTCCGCTGGAACAGCAGGTTTCACTGGTTCTGCCGGTGCTACAGGTGCTGCCGGTCCTGGTGGTGGTTATGCCGGCTCTCAAGGTTATACAGGTTCAGGTGGTTTAGGTTACACAGGTTCACAAGGCGCAGGTTTCACAGGTAGTCAAGGTACAGCAGGTACTTTAGGTTACACAGGTTCACAAGGAACAGGTTTCACAGGTTCAGCAGGTACAACAGGATTTTCAGGTTCAGCAGGCTCTGTAGGTTATTCAGGATCAGCAGGTTCAACCGGTGGTTTAGGATATTCAGGATCAAAAGGAGATACAGGTACATCGGGTACAGTAGGATTTTCAGGTTCACAAGGCTCATTAGGATATTCAGGATCAAGAGGTACAGCAGGTACAACAGGTGGTTTAGGATATTCAGGATCAAAAGGAGATACAGGTACATCGGGTACAGTAGGATTTTCAGGTTCACAAGGCTCATTAGGATATTCAGGATCAAGAGGTACAGCAGGTACAACAGGTGGTTTAGGATATTCAGGATCAAGAGGTACAGCAGGTACAGTAGGATTTTCAGGTTCAGCGGGTAGTCAAGGTGTTATTGGTTATTCAGGATCAAGAGGTACTGCCGGTACAGATGGTGACGATGGTTCAGACGGCTCTGTAGGTTTCACAGGTTCAACAGGTGCAGGTTATTCAGGATCAAAAGGAGATACAGGTGCTCAAGGGCCAGGTGGTGGTTATACTGGTTCAGCAGGTACAGTAGGATTTTCAGGTTCAGCAGGCTCAACCGGTGGTTTAGGATATTCAGGATCAAAAGGAGATACAGGTACAGCAGGTGGTTTAGGATATTCAGGTTCAGCAGGTTCAGCCGGTGGTTTAGGATATTCAGGATCAAGAGGTGCTTCAGGTGCCGATGGTGCAGGTTATTCAGGATCAAAAGGAGATACAGGAACAGGATTTTCAGGTTCAGTTGGTACTGTTGGTTTCACTGGTTCAGCAGGATCAGGTTCAGATTCTCCATTTGTATTTACAACTTCAGGAGATTATAGAACACTTACAGGATATTTAGAAGGTGGTTCAACAAAAACAGTTAGAACGGCAGAGTTTTCATCTGACTTATTAAGATTAACTTTAGCAACATTTACTCCTACTTTTTCTTCATCACCTAGTCCATCAAGTTATCTAGATTGGGATAGACCAGCAACAGGATTTTCTGTATCAATAAATAACCCTAGCGATATTACAAATGATTATATAAGTTCAGTTTACTCTATCACTCAATCAGGTGGAAGTGTTAACGGTACTTTAAGTAATTATTCAGCAGGTAGTTATTCACAAACACCAGAAGGAGGTGTAGATTGGTCACAAAGTTTTACAACAAACAATTCTACTTCATATATCAGATCAACATCTACTAGTCGTAGTGGTGGTTCAGCAAGTGCTGTAGTTAGATACAATCGTAACAATGGTTCAGAATCAGAATATACAGATTCAAATTCAAACATGTCTTTGAGTTGGGCAACTGCCTCTCATAGTTTATCTAAATCAAATGTTAGTGGTAAAACTTTTTTAAAAACTTACACTAGTACATCGTACAACACAAGTGTAAATAATATTAATTCTTCAAGTAACACTTCACATGCTCTTACAGCAAGTGGTGGTTCTTTAAGTACGACTTCAGGAAGCGGGTCTGTAAGTGGAACATTTACCTTTACATCACCTATACACAAAAACAATACAAGCGATACAAGAACGGTTAGTAACACTACAACGTTTACTAGACCTGTCAATGTAACAGGTACCTCATATACGGTAGATCAGTCTACAACAACAAGCAACGTATCTGCTTCATTTTCATATCCGTCTTTCTGGATTTGGACAGCAGGAGTAGGTTCTACTCCATCTTTGGCCAATATAATAAATGATTCTCAATCTACAGGTTTTGAATCAGCAGTGAATCAATTATCTGATCAAACTAAAAATTTTAGTGTTCAATCAGTTAATAATTCAGATTCTAATCCTAGAGCATTTTGGTTTGCTGTTAGGAATACTGCAAGTCAACCAACAACATTTAAAACAGGTGCTAGTGCAGGTTTATTAAGTGATGTTTCTACTACAGATGGTGGAACAATTTCTTTAATTCCTGATTCACCACCTTCTGGTTTAACTTCCGAAAGTTATCATATTTACGGATTTACTTTACAACCAGGAACAACATATGTGGAGATAAGTTAATAGATGGCTACTAACTACGATGGATTAACCCGAAACGTTTGGCCAGGTACTTGGAGTACCGGCACTAATGCGCCTATCGTATTAGACACAGAGGTAAGAGGAACACTTCAAAGTATATCTGGTGCTGCTAACGATCAGTTGCATAATATTCCAGGTGCTAGAATCCAGGAAGGTATGTTAGTATACGTTAAAACCGGATATACTAATGGCTCTACAACATATGTATCTGACAAATATTATACTTACAAACTTATAGGCTCAGAGACTCGTAGTAATATTACCGGCGCTGTACCAAACGCAAACGCCAACTGGACTTTATTCAGTGTTGGTGGTGGAGCAGGTTACACTGGTTCTGCCGGTGCAATTGGTTTTACAGGTTCAGCAGGTACAGTAGGATTTTCAGGATCAAAAGGTGATCAAGGTAATTTAGGATATTCAGGATCAAAAGGTGATCAAGGTAATTTAGGATATTCAGGATCAAAAGGAGATACAGGTACAACAGGTGGTTTAGGATATTCAGGTTCAGCAGGTGTAGGATATTCAGGATCAAGAGGTACAGCAGGTACAACAGGTACAGTAGGATTTTCAGGATCAAAAGGAGATACAGGTACAACAGGTGGTTTAGGATATTCAGGATCAAAAGGTGATCAAGGTAATTTAGGATATTCAGGATCAAAAGGCGATCAAGGTAATTTAGGATATTCAGGATCAAAAGGTGATCAAGGTAATTTAGGATATTCAGGATCAGAAGGAGTTGGATATACAGGTTCACGAGGTACACAAGGTACTGTAGGTTATGTAGGATCAGAGGGAAATTTAGACGTAACAGTAAACTCAACACCACCGGTTGGTGCTGGTATTGGTGACGTTTGGATTGATGACGCAACAGGAATTCAATATTTCTGGATGTACGATGGTAACAGTAATCAATGGGTAGAATTAAGTAACCAAGGTGTAGTAGGATTTACAGGTTCACAAGGAGCAGTAGGAGCTATTAATGATTTATCAGACGTAACAGTTACGGCTCCAACTAGAGGTCAAACTTTAGTTTATGAAACTGCCGGTTGGATACAAAGTGTAACGCCTATATCTCAATTTGTACTAACAGCTAACGGTTCTAGTGCATATAGATTTGACGGTGCAGGCTTTCCAGCGGGTACTAGTGGTGACAACCCTACAATATTTTTAAAAAAAGGCCAGACATATTACTTTAGAAATACAAGTAGTGGTCACCCTTTTGAAATACGATCAACTGCCGGTGGTAGTGCGTATAACACAGGCGTTACAGATAATAACGCTTCAGGTCCTTCAGGAATAATTGTTTTTCATATTCCTATGAACGCACCTGCGACATTATACTATCAATGTTCATCGCATAGTTCAATGTTAGGAACAATTACTATCGTATAAGAAAAAAAGTTTTGAAACACTTGATTTAATATCATTAATGAGAGTGTATATATTATAAATAGAGATAGAAAAGATAGTTTCTTTTCTTGCAAGAGACAGAACATGACAGAAAGTGATAAGTTAAATTTAACAATAATTAGGAGACAAGCAAAATGGCAATTAATTTTCCAAATAGTCCCTCATTAAACGATCTTTACACACTTGGCACACGTCAGTGGAAATGGAACGGTAATGGGTGGGCACTTCAGCCTTTAACAGCAGGTTTCACTGGATCAATCGGTTACTCCGGTTCTAAAGGTGATATTGGTTATACAGGTTCAAAAGGAAACACGGGTCAAGGTTTTAGAATTACTAAAACTTATACAAGCGTTTCTGCACTATCAGCAGACACAAGTCCATCAGGCATAGCAACTGGTGAATTTGCAATAATTGAAAACGGCTCTTTAACAGACGCCGAAAATTCTAGATTATACCTATGGAATGGATCAAACTACAGTTTTGTATCCGATCTTTCTGGTACAATTGGTTTCACAGGATCTAAAGGAGACATTGGTTTCACAGGTTCACAAGGTGTAATTGGTTTTACTGGTTCTAAAGGTGATCAAGGTATCATTGGTTTTACAGGATCTAAAGGCGATCAAGGTATAATTGGTTTTACTGGTTCACAAGGTGTAATTGGTTTTACAGGATCAAAAGGCTTCACAGGATCTAAAGGAGACATTGGTTTCTCAGGTTCTAAAGGAGACATTGGTTTCACAGGATCAAAAGGCTTTGGCGGTTCTAAAGGTGATATTGGTTATTCAGGATCTAAAGGAGACATTGGTTTCTCAGGTTCTAAAGGCGATATTGGTTTTACGGGCTCTAAAGGTTTCGCAGGATCAGAAGGTAATTTAGATATTACAACTTCAGTAGCTCCACCATCAAGTGGTGTTGGTGAAGGTGATATTTGGGTTGACGCTAATACAGGCGTACAGTACTTCTACTACAACGATGGTAATTCAGTTCAATGGGTTGAATTAAGTAACCAAGGTGTTGTTGGTTTTACTGGATCTAAAGGTGATACAGGTAATCAAGGTGTTATAGGATTCTCAGGATCAAAAGGTGACCAAGGTGTTATCGGGTTCTCAGGTTCTCAAGGCGCACAAGTGGCAACAGTTGACTCAAGTAATTTTTCAGCTGCTGTAACATTACTGATTAAAAACAGTAGTGGTACTACATTAAAAACAATCATAGGTAATGCTTCATAGGCATAACTGAAGAATAATAGGAGAAATATAACATGGCAACAAGAAACCCCTTAATATACTCTGGGAATAACTTGGTTGAGATGACTTCAGGTCAGATGGACGCTTTAATATTGAATATTGTTTATCAATATTCTCAAAGTCCCTCTGTAGCTTTATCTGTTGTTGGTAGTAGCGGTACTCTAGGATCATTAAGTGATACTAGATTACAGGCTGGAGCTATTTCTAATAGTAACAGTTCTTTCCCTTCACAAGGAACGACACAAGACCCACAAACGGTAACAGTTAACTATGATAAAATAACTCAAACAGTTCAATCGGTAACGAAAACAACTGACACAGGCACAACATGGCCGATCTACTACGAGACAAGTGGTGGTAATCTTCGTGCTATGCCTATTGCAGACATTAAGGACACGTTCCTTCATCCTGCAATTGATTTATTGACAGCAAGTACAACGACTTCACAACAAGGTGGAACATATCATATATCTACATCTTCAAGTGTGTCGGGATCAACTGAAGTTTCTGGAAGTAATACACCGATCTTTATTGACACAAGAGCCAACACTGGTTCTTATGCGTCAGGATCAATCGGTGATCACGCTCAGGACAATCCAACTACGATTACAAGTTACTATTTACAACGTGTAAATGGTGCTACATCATCATACGAACAACCTTTGACTATTGTCTCAGGAAATAACCTACAGCAAGTAACTACTTCAAACTTTAACACTTTGTTACAAGGATGGATTAGAGAAACTGCAGCTAATTCCTCTGACGGTTATTCAATACGTTACAACTTTAATGGTTCTGGTACGACAAGAGGTTCAGGAATGGCTAACACCGTTTTGAACGGAACAAACTACCAAACTAGACAAGTTGGTGATGACTACAGAGCGCAAGAGTTTCCAGCAGGTTCTGCTACAACTCAAGCAACTCACACTTTAAAGATTCTAAAAGCATAATCTTTAATTTAAGTAGTTTAATCAAAAAGATTAACCCCTGGAATGAAAGTTCCAGGGGTTTTTTTATGGAAAATAAGCTCTTAATATCTGTTATAAATATTATAAATATGGTGAGAGATCAACTAAAGGTTAACAAAATTATAACATGCCGACTATAAACTTTCCGAGTGGACCATCACTCAACGATTCTTACAATCTAGGTACTCGTACTTGGAAGTGGAATGGTGAGGCATGGGCTTTACAACCACTTACAGGTGGATTTACAGGTTCAGCAGGTGCGATTGGTTACACTGGTTCAACAGGTGCCATTGCGCCTTTGACTATAGATACAACAAACGATAGAGTTGGTATTAATCAAACATCTCCAAGCGTAGCATTAGATGTAGTTGGTGGTATCAAAGCTACTGGTAAGATAGAGACAGGCGATACAGAATTAAATAGCGGATCAAAAAGTATTATTAATACAGGCACCTCAAATTTGCAAATTGACGGTAGTTCCAATGGAGCTAGACTCTATATTAGAAATGGAGGCGTTGAAGGATTTTCAGCAGGATCGGAAGGCGGTCAAGGACACGGTTCAATGTCTTTACGAGGTCAACAAGTATTTGTAGGTGGTAATGGTGGTAAAGGTTTTGCAATAGGTAGAAGTGTTTCGTGGTCCGATGTTAACAGTCAGGCTAGTGGAGAAGATGATCTTTACTTAAAAGGTGATGTTAAAGTATCAGGTAGTTTAAGAGTTGTTGATGATGTAACTTTATCAAACAATAAAAAAGTAATATTTGGTGACGCTGGAGAAAACATTGTAGGTGATGGAACAAATTTAACTATTGTTTCAAGTGGTAATGCTATTATAGACGCTACAGGTCATATTGATTTAGACTATGGTGGTATTGGTAATATTAATTTAAAAGACGATGGAACAAAATTTGCTACATTTGGAAACAACTCTGGACATTTCAATATAGACGCTGCTATACAAGATAAAGATATATCATTCAGAGGTAATGATGGTGGTT